TTATTGTGCCAAGCCTTTTGCACCTTGAGTACCAAAGAATTGTTCTTCTGGTGTGGCTTGTTGTGCTTGATTTTTTTGACCAAATACTGTTTTATTAACATTAGGAATTGGTTTTCTTATTCCTTGCTTGATTGCCTTATAAGGCTCATAAGAATTTACTATTGCGGAAGCATTAGGCAAAGAACCAATAAACATAGCATACTTTGTCAAAATAGGACGAAGCATGTTTGCAGGAATAGTATATTTTTGAAAGGTAGGTGTATGATAAAGACTGACAGTTTTTGGATTTGCAACAAACACTTCTTTAAGCTGCTGTTGTTTGGCTGACTCTTCAACATCTTGAATAAAGTCATCAAAAACTCTTACAAGATCTTTCTTTTTTTCATACTGTATATAAGAAACAAAATTATGATAAACATGAGATATTACTGATGCAACAGCTCTTTTTGGATCAAGTTTTTTATATTCTGCAATTGCTTTATCTACATCTGATTCTGTACGAACAGGAATAACATTTGCCATTCTACTTCTATATGCTTGTTCGGCTTGTCTTGCTTGTTGAACTTTTTCGCTTTCAAAATCTTTTGCTTTTTCTGGGCCACCAAAGAATTGTTCTTCTGGTGATAAGAATTTTCTAGCGGGAATCGATGAACCACCAAAATCTGCTTCTTGTAAAACATTTATTAGTTCTTCTCTAATAATTTTTCTTATAACCGATTCAGTAATTAACATGGCGAATTCCTCATAATAAATAGAGGGCAATATCATTTAGATACTACCCTCTATTTTATTTTTGCTTGTTTTTATTATTTCTTGGCTTTTGTCACGCCTTTCTTAACGCCTTTTGAGCCGAAACCTGCTGGAACTTGGTTTGGATCTTTACCACCGATTTTCTTGGCTTTTTTGGCTGCGATCTTCTTTTTTGCTTCGGCAATAGTAGCTTCAAGTGCAGCTACTTCTGGATCTGTTTCTGTTTCCATTTCTGCCATGAGTGCATCAAGTTCTTCCTTGATGATTTGCTTAAGTCTTGCTGGTGTTAGGGTTGATGCCATGATTTATTTTCCTTTTCTATTTAAGATTTCTTGAATGATTGTATCAATACGATTGCCTCTTGTCAATGACTCGTTTTGTCTTGACATAAAAGCACCGTGAGTTGAAGGCTCTGATACGATATCGAAGCAGATTAGATTGAAATCATCTTCTACTATTGTATCACCTTTTACTTCTCTAACTGAACCTGTACCTCTTGATGAGATACCGATTTTAATATTTGCATTTACAAGTTCTTGAAGTATCTTACCTTTTGGTGTATTAAGAACTTCAAGCTTTCCCATTACGTCTTTTCCATTCCACCATACGTCTGTTACAACGTGTGAAACTTTATCAAGAGCAATAGTTGAGTGTTCTGGGTGGTCTAGTTCTCCTAGTGCCATGCGTTGCTCTACTAGATTTCTATATCTCTTCATTTCTCTTTCTAAGATAGTATGAGGATATATTCTTCCATTTCCATTTCTAGCATCTGCACGTTGGATAACACCAGATAAAATCATACCACCATTTTTAATAAAACGCTTATCAGATTCTGTAAGGATATCCTCACAAACTCCGTTTGGGCATAATTCAAAATATTCTCTAATTAATGATTTCATTATTTATATTCCTTATCTGCGGCCCTACGTCCGCTCGGACCTCTTACCGCGACAACAAAGTCTTACGGGTTGAAGTGCCCATTTACGAGTCCAAAAACTTTGAGTTAATTTAGTTATCATATTAAACCTCAACTATCATAAATAGATTGATCATTCGCTTTCTTTCTTGTTGATTTTAATATTAATTCCAAAATCCGTAAACAATGAACAAAGAACATATGAAGTCCCCGATGATAAGCATGAAAGCAAGAATAGATCAATAAAATTAAAACTTATATCATATAGCTTTGAACCACACATTAATATTCCAACAACATATCCAACATGAAAACCCATACACATTGGACATTTAAAAAGTTCTCCAAGCAATCCTTGTCTTGGTCTTAATGGTTCCAAGATTGAACCATATACAAGTATTTGTGTTAAACCAAAACAAGCAAGAATGAAGAACAATAAAAACATATATTACTCACCAAAGTACATATAGTTATAAGCATATTGTGGAGAATAAACAGATTGTCCCAAAACGCCTTTTTTATCTTTATGAGGAACTTCACCAAGCTCTGTTGAGTGCTCTGAATCTGGTTCTGTTGTTTCTTGATCCTGCATATGGTCTAGTTGCTTCTCGTAAGCAAAGATTGGTAACTCTTCTTGTAAGAACTTAAAGATACCAAATACAGCTGTCTGTATTGGATTTATATTCTCTACTGGTGCTGGTATAGTTGCTTCCATGCTAGCGTAAATGTTACCTGCTTGAATAGAAGCTGGATCAACTATTCCTCTTTTATAAAGATAATCAAATAACTTATTTTGTGCGTAATATGTTCTATCACCCATTGAGTTTTTTGACAAGGCCAAAATCTTATTTGTTTTTGGCATTACAATAATATCAATCAAAGGATGATCTCTTACGATTAAGTTACCATCTAGTGTTTTTCTTATATTAAGCTCAATGGTAGCTTGTGGTTTTTGTTCCTCTGCTGGCTTTTGTTCATCGCCTGTAAACTTTATTTTTATATCCATTATTCAGTTTCCTTAACGAGAACTTGAAGATAAAGAACATCTTCCATCAACTTAGCATCTACTGGTCTTTCTTTGAAGCCTTCAACAATAGAAAGTAGCTGATCGTAGTTTTTATTAGATTTTATATTTTCTGAGGTTGATATAGCATTTTTGATTCTTCCAATCTCTTCGTAAAGATGGATGGAAAAATCTACCATATTTTCTTCTTGATCCAAGATATACTTTGTCAACAAAACTTTCTGTTCTTCTAATAAAGAAGAACCATATTTTTCATTGAACTTATTAACGAATGTCTTGTAGACAATATTATCGATTGGTTCAAGTTGTTTTGTTTCTGGTTCAGATGTTGTTAAATAATCTGTTAACGATTGTTCTAGCAAAACTCTTGTTTTGATTGGGATATCAAGATCAAATATTTGTGATATTGTTGCTAGATTTTTATAGTTTGGCATAAAGTGTTGAAAAGCATTCTTACCAACTTCTTTATTAACTCTTGAGATTAGTCTACTTTGCTCATTGAAAATAGAGTTTTGATCCATTGAGAAATAAACTCTTTTTGTCTCTGCAATAAGAGACTTAGCTGTATCTTTATTTACATTCTTTGTTTCATAAAGAGATTTATAAACATCTAGCTCTTTTGCTAATGGTTTGCCAGTAGAGAAGAACTCTTTCAATATAGATATAATATTCTTTTTAACTGTATCGTTCTTCTCTACGGTTGCTTTTGTTAGTTCTTTAACCAGAGCTTCGTAAAGAAAAGCGGTATTTCTTTTCTTATTGTGCTTTAACTTTGGTTTGTCCATTATTTGTTTTCTCCAAACTTTCTATTAATCTATCGACTTCGTAATTTGAGTTGAACAATAGTTGTTCTTCCATATCATAAGTAGATTGTATATCTTCTGCTATGCCATTTGCTAAGGCAGAAAACTCTCTTTTACCGGGATATATTTTATCAATACCAGCAAAGCTCTCGCCACCACTGGAACGCATTGAACGATTTCTAGCACCTTGACTACGCTTATCAATAGTTACAGGTGCATACATCTTGCCTCTTGCACCAGCAGTTGTATACATCTTATCCTCACGCTTTCCCGGCGTTGGTGGTGCTGCTAGTAATGTACCCGGCTCTTGTTCTTCTGGTGCTGCTGCCTCTGTACCACCAGCGGCTTCTGCGCCGCCTTCTGGTGTTGTGCCGCCTTCGGGTGTTTCTTCGCCACCTTCTCCACCGAGGCCCAAATCTAATCCTCCACCGCCTCCACCGCCACCAGCACCCTGCTCTTCCACACCAATAGACTCAAGTGACTTGGAGTATTTACGATCATAGTATTGCTCACGTTGTATTCTGACAAACTCTTCATCAGATATACCGAATATATTGTGTGCAATCCAACGCTTGCTGAAAAATCCTTCGGTTGCAGCAGAGGCAATATCAAACTTATTCTTCCAATGTTCAAGCTCTTGAAGGGCAGCAATCTTTGATGGGTTGCTTAGTGAAAGCTTGAATGAGATAAGATCGTTTCCTCTATAACCAAGAGTATAAAGATGAACAATACCAATCTTTTCTAGTTCTGAGATTACAACTCTTTGAAGTCTTTGGATTGTTCTTGCAAAACGAATATCTTTTTGTGCAAGTGTTGCTTTATCTTCTGCGGCTCCCTCGCCTCTTGAAAGATAAGACATTGGAACTTTAAGTGCAGAGAACAACTTATCTCTTAGATATTTGATATCATCTATTGCTGTTGTGTTTTGTCCACCAGCAAGTGCTTCAATCTTTGTTGAACCTGCGCCACCACGAACAGGGATGAAGTAATCTTCATCGACTGACATTGGATTATAACGTAAATCAACACGACCTGTATCTGGGTCAAGCACTTGATTGCGCTTCATGGTTGTCATGACTTTCTGCATGTATTGTTCTACTTCATTTGGTGGAATAGCACCAACATCGATGTAGAATACTTTACGTTCTGGTGAACGAACAACACGATAAGCCATCATTGCATCTTCCATCAAAGTTAGTTGACGGAAAATACGACGGGCTGGGTCTAGTACTGAGGTTCCATATGGAGCATACTTATCGTTTCCAAGTACTCTAAAATGTGCTATTTGCCAGTTTTCAAATGCCATTCCACCAGAGTTCCATTGATATTGAACATAGTTTGGATTTGTTGGATCTTGGCCCTCCATTCTTTCAACTTCGTTGGTTGGAAGACCAATAGCATTCTTAACACCCATTTGTTCATCGATATCAAGATAAAGGAAATAATCTCCAAACTTGCACATATTTCTGCACCAACTATAAAGGTTGGATTCAAGATTTAATACTTTGAAATATAAAGTATGAAGAACGTGTTTGATTTCTTCATTTGAACAAGTGATTTTCAACATTTCAGAAAACTCACTTGATGTTGTCATTTCGTCTGCATAAATATCTAATGTAGATGCAATCTCTGGCATATACTCCATTTGCTCAAAGTCTGTATATCTTTGAACACGGTTTTGAGCACCCATTAGTTTAGCTGAGATATTATCATAGTTTCCGTATGATGATTTCTTAAATGCTAATCCTTGTGCAGATGTAAAGCTGAACTTGTCTAGTTGACCACGCTTATATCTGCTTTGATAAGCATGACGATAGTTTACGATTGGACCAGAGAATAAACGAGTTAGATTTTTAAATAACGGTGACTCGGCATTCTTTGTATTTTTAGTTCTATTATTATCGGCCATTTTGTTTATCCTTTAAATATCCAACCATATTGTTTCATCATAGTTGTTGCTTCATTTCTCATCATATCATTATTATTGAAACTAGACATTCCATGAATAGAAGTATTTAGTATTGTATTCGATTTTTGGATTCCGTCAAGTAGTGCGCGCTTTATTTCTGTTTCTCTATAACTAGTTTGAAATACGCTATCTTTTATCCAACAAGCGATTGCTAATGACATTATTAAATCGTCATGGTATCCACGCATTGCTTGTGGTTTACCATTGTGCCAAACGAAAGTATTAAACTCATTTATTAATCTTTTAGAGTTTAATCTTATTGCTTTATTTCTTATAAACTCTTCAAGCTTGGCAATGATAAGTGGTCTTGATTTATATGACGTTGTAAAACCGGGTACTGAGTTAGACATAGTTTCGGCTAGTGCTTGATCTATGTACTCATTGTTACCCTTAACCGAGTGGAACACATTTGGGTAGCCCAAAGATATAAGTTCTTGTAATGCAGCGTATCCAATGTTGTTATTCTCGATTACAATCATGCAGTTACCATACTCTTTACCAGATTGTGATAAAAATCTAGCATATTCATCAGTTGGTACTTTCCCTTGATACTCCGCTACTACTTCCATAGTATCTACGTTTAAAATATGAAATACAGAATAATCTGAACCATCACCTCTTGCTACGTCTGCAACTAGAACATAACTGTGTTTTGGATCATATTCTTTCCATATCCAAAAGTTTCTATCAACACCGGAACGATGTTTAGGTTCGGATGCTTGAGCAAGATAAAAATCTATATCTTCTGGGGATATAACAGTTTCACCAGATGCATTGAAAGAACATTCATATTCTTGTGCAATCTCACGACGAGATAGGTTCTTTGTTTCTTTTTCAAACCAAGCTTGATCTCTATCTGGGTGTCTTGACCAATGAAGCTTGATTGGATGAAACTCGTTATTTGCGGATTCTGCATCAACATAAGTTTGATGGAACCAGTTACCTACACCATTAGGGGTTGAGATAGCAATGCAACGACCACCAGTTGCCATTGTAGGATACAAGCCTGTCCAAAGCTCTTGCATACCTTCAATGAATGCAGCCTCGTCTAGAACAAGCAAGGACAAAGCTTCTGAACGACCAGCATCGCCGGA